TTATCAGGTCAACGTACGATCTTTGACCTATGCTCGTATTCATCCACCTCATCGGCCCCCTGCTAAGAACTAATGCTGGTTTTTTACTAACCACATCTAAATCCATAGCAAATTTATCAACTATAATGATTCCAGTATCGTGTGAACTATATTTCCAGGTATATTTAGTATGCTCCTGGAAATATGCCTGAAGAAAACTTAAAAAAAATCTTTTTATCCATATCGAATCATTAATAGCTAAGCTAAAATCTGAGGGCTCTCTGATTACTGAAGACTCACTCACAGTTCCCACACATCCATTTTTGGAGTTAGATAAGTAGATAAATTATCTGGTTGCTTGTTCTGCTTATTAAAAGCCTCAATTAAGAGCTTGTTTTCAAGTTCTCTTATTTGGATAAAATCATCAGACACCTGGTCTTCATATTTTGGAACTAATACAACATTCATAATATTCGTTGCTAAAGTATATTATATTATTCGTAGAAAGTCAAGCCTTTAGACTTAAGTATGTGATATAAGGCTTCTATTACGGGCTCATCTAACGATTTTAGAGAGTACTTAAACGCGGCATTATTTATTGAGCGAGTTCCACCTTTAATTCCTGGATAATCATAGCTCCTCTTTCTATCCATATCAAGTCTTGCAAACTCCTTTGCGACTTCAACTGCTTCTTGTTCCTTGTTGGGATTTTTTACTAATTGGTTTAACTGCCTCTTTAGCTCATTTTTCCTTAAGTTAAGATAGGGCATAGACATATCATACTGGTGCTGCTCCGAATATGTAGGTTTACTGGGCAGTTTTATCCAGGTATCATTTAACAAATCATAACCAGCAGTCAAGTTTTCAAGTCTAAACAATCTGGCACTTACTGATGGGAAGAAGTTTATAGGATGTTTTGTACCTGGTAGGTTCCAACCATTGGTTGCCTTACAAATTTCTTTTATATTAAGAAATAGTTCATCGTGTTCTGGTTTTAACTGAATACCTATATCTATATCACTGCTGTCATTATATTGGTACCCAAGCATAGATCCTATCAAAGTTATACTGCTAAACACATCCAGGCTATACGGCAATATTTTGCTTAATCTTGCTAATATAATATTCTTAACTTCTTTTTTTAGATTAAACCCTTCCCACATATCCGAAGATAATTCCGTGCTAATGGGATCAAACATACCTGCTATTTTGTTTATTGTGGCCATGTTATAGGATACTCCAATATAATATCTGTATTATCAATTCTCTTTAATCTTACTTGTTGCTGTATAATGTATTGACCCTTTTCGGTAGGCCTACTCTCTATTACTCTCCACCTACGATTTTGCTCATCAACAATAATATCTTGTGGGGATAGTACAGGTTTGGAGCCCATCCTTAAAAAAGTATCCTGCTGTTCCCACTCACCGAATAAGTTTATAAGAGTAGCTCTTGGTGCTGCGCCAATACTTCCCTGCATTTGTATAGGAGCCCAATAACCCCCAACCCACCCGGTGTCATAACAGGTCTTACAATTTTCTGTTGTCCTTCTTTGTAAAACAGTGTCCCAACAAACCGAGCATCGTGTCCCTGTTTTCTTTCTTTTTAGCAGTAAAAATGTTTTTCCACCAAAATCATTTCTCAGTGCAATAGTTTTTCTTCTAATTATCTCTTTGGCCTTAAGATCCATAGAAGTTTCTAATCTAGCGGGAGTTCCCGCTACGCCTGAAACCCCGGTAGTCACTTTAAATGGCACAACAGTATAATAAAAATCATGCCATTTATATGTTAAATACCCACTAACACTAGTGTCTTCATATTCATTTACTGCTGATGGGTCTAGCCCTGAAACCAATAACTCAAAGTTTCCAGACGAATACTGTGGATCATTAGCACTACGATATATGTTTACATAATATGGATCAAGGCTCTCCCAGGTTTCCTCAAATGTCCAGGAAACAGTAAGAGATGTAAGGTCATGAGACCTGACTGTAATTTTATCAATAGTTACCATAAGTTACTATAAGCCGACTCTGACCCTCCGTATGCATCGTCAATATTCTTCTGCATCTTGAAGTTAGTAACAGCCGCTCTTACTTTATTTACTAATACATTATAATAATTTATATACCTACCATAAACATCTATATCTTGTATATTAACTCCGCCAGCATCGTTATACGATAACTGATTTCTAGCACTGTGTATCCCTGCGCTGGTTAATACTTCTAAAGTTGCTGCATCTCTTAAAATCTTCCAAGATGGGAAATCATCAAGCGTATACGAAGTCTGGTACCCATACTCGTAATTAATGGCATCTAGCCCATCTTGTAAGGCTTGATATAAATCCAAATCAGTAGATTCTTGTTTTTCTATTAGTATGTTTAATTCTTCCCTATCTCTTAAAAAATCTCTAAATTTATCAACTTTTAATTTATGTGCTTCTGGTATAGCTGCCATTATAGATCCTCCAAATCATAAAGATCCGTCGATGTCCCCGAGATAGGGACTGCTTTTTCTAACACTAAGTCAATATCATCAATTCTAAATCTAACCCTAGCCCCTTGAGGAACAGTCCATTCTATAAGCCCATTTGCGTCGCTTGTTGATCTAATTCCCCTTTCGGTTGGATTAGAAAAATAAACACCGTCATAATAATATGGTGTATCTATCAACTCTGCATACCCATAACTACCAGATTTTGCATTGCCGTTGGCGTCTCGCAAATAAGCATAAATAACAACTGTTGACATAACTTATTTTCCTGATATACTCCAGCCCTCTGTGGTGCTATATCCATGCCCAAAGGTGCCTGAAGACGTGTGTGATACTCTTGATTCGTCCCAAACCTGATCAGCTACATGAATAGGATCATTTTCATTAATAGACCATACATATCTATTCAGCCAGTCCATAGCCGAATTGCCATCGCACCTAAAAAGATAAGTACCAGAACGTGGGTTCTTGTTCTGGGGGAAGTGGTTCTTGCAATAATAGATGCCATAAGTTAATATCTACTTTCAATTAGTTTTACTTGTATCAGTATACTAAATAAATATAATATAATCAAGAGCACTATAATAAAAAAGGGGCCGTATGACCCCTTTTAATAGCTAATATAAAAACTAAATTAGTACGCGTTAGCACCTGCGGCAGCTGCAGCACTAAACGTCACCACAGCAAGAGCATCAGTATTGCCAATACCCATACCAATAAGCTCCCAAGCTACCCAACTAATTACATCCTTCTCCTTCTTGATCCAAAACTTGGTGTCATCAAGAATATAGGAATGTCCGAGGTACTCCTTAGATGCGAATGCCCAAACCGAGCCCTTCTTTACAAGGTCACCCTTAATAGTGGTAATTAGCTTCTTACCAAACAGCGTCCCATACTTGTAGCCATTTACGACCATCTCTGAACCAACAGCGTCGCCCACTGTCGATGCAGACCACAGCATGATTTCATTAAAATCTGCCTGGTTCATCAGAATGACGTCAGTCTTGAAACGGTTTGTTGTTGAAGTTGAGGACTCAGCCTGCTCCAGCGTGTTGAACAGCGTAATAAACACTTCCGGAGAAATCTTACCATTGTAAGTACCCGACGTATTTACGTGGGAAGTCTTACTTGACGTGGTAATAGCCGCACGACAACGTGTTATAAATCCTTCGTCTTCGATACGCTGAATGTCCTTTACAGTGTTCTTTTCAATCAGCTCTGTCAAGGGCATCTCATAAGCAAGCAGTTCGCTTTCAGTCTTCTGGTACGTGTCTGACTCAACCTTGTAGAAGCTGATTTCATAACGATCACCTTCAACATAAGTAGTGTCACCAGCACCTCTGAAGTTAACTGCCATAGCCTTACTATCAGGCTCGATGTCTACAATCTTGACCAGCTGGTCGTGGTTTACGGAACGCTGGCACTCGGCCTTCGTTACATATTCCGGCATCAGGATCTTACGAGCGAAAGAAACTTCACGCAGCTTCTTGCGAATGAAAGACCCAGCTGAACTAGCAACCTTCTCAGGTTCAGTGCTCAGCTTCTCTAAGAATAGGTCATTAATGACCGTTGCACTTAAATTATCCATTACTGAGCTCCTTTATACCGTTACATACTTAATTACATCGAAGGCAGCACCACTATTGTGATCAAAATAGGTGATACTGTCAGTTCCAATGCAATGTGCATATACTGTGTCAGCCGAAACGCCCACACCCGAAGAGGTTACAGGCATCAACTTACCATTCGCAGAAACAGTCAACTCCGTTCCTATAGAATAGCTCCCAATTGCTCCCTCAAACTGATCGGTCAGGGCACGGTACTTTCCGTACAGAACCGTCAACTTGCTCGTATTGGTAGCGTCAGGCGTGAATCCTGCCGTACCATCGCGATTTCCTTCTGTCCAGATCTGAAACGCGGCTGCCTGCCCACTTGATGGGAAAGTAGCATAAGTTGCCCCGGGAACCAGCCACTGTCCTTGGTAGCCGCTGGTAATAAGTGTTCCAGTACCTGTAGTGAAGTCAATGCGCTCGACCTTATTCAGGTCAGATAAAATCTTAAGCATTGCGCTCCTCCAATTAAAAAATTATGTTATGTTAGTAAAAAATCCAACAACGGGTTGTCGGTATCGTTTCTATTATCACTTAAAGAGCCTAGGCCGCCAGCAGTCTTGGCAAAGTCTAAGGCTTTATTAAGTGTAGTTAACTCGTCTCTTGACTGCTCAGCCAGTTCAGCTACTTTGTCAAGTACTTCATCATGAGAAATATGGCCAGAGTTTTGCATGCGCTTAGCGATATTTTCTGCCATCTTGCGTAACTCTGTTTTTTCAGTAAGCTCATTTACCTGTGATTGCAAATCCCTAATCATTAAACTAGCAGACTTCATCATGGTAATTCTCTCATCATCCCTAACCTCTAAATTAGCCTCTGCTAATTTGTGCATAGGAATTCTTTGAGCCTCGACCCAATCCTGTAGAACTGCTAACTTTGCTAGCTCATCTACTACCGAGTCGGGGGAAGCAAGTGACTCTAGGTATAGAGCCACTTTTTCCACACTGGGAGCCTCTTCCGCCACCTTCACATGACTTGTAGCACTCTCAGGAGCTTGCTCTAGCTGACTGTTGGGATCTAAATCCCTTAAAATATCAGATATAGAAAGTGCCATTAATTAGCTCCTATTAATCCAAAGCTTTCTTTATTCCGTAGCCACCAGCACCCAGAGTCACCGCACCAGCACCCGCTGCGCGATAGCCTGCACGGTGCATATTTTGGCCCATCTCGAATCCTGCGTCCTGCACCCACTGTGGCAACTTCTTGTTCATCAGTGCGCGAGAGAGATGGAAACCAATCGTCTCTGCTCCACCATGAATTTTGTTTCCTACTGCCTTAGCGCCGGAAACCACCTTTCCCAAGTAGGCAGTTTTTTCATACTCGTCGGGATAATCCTGATCAATCAGGAAATTAGCTACCTTAACTACGTCGTCGTCAGTATATCTCAGGCCTTGTTCTATCAGCAGGTTTTCCGCAACTTCGGCGTACTGGCTAGCTACTTTTACCATTTCGTTATTCATAATTTAATACTCCAGGCCGTCAATAAATCCCTGCGCCATAACTCTACCGGCGTCAAAGTATTCTGCTACCTTTTCTTCATCCTCTTCTGCATCGAGTTGCGAGTCAATCAAAAAAGATGCTACTTTTATTACGTCGTCCTCGTCGTACTGAATTCCCTGCTCCTGCAGTAAATCCTCTGCAGCCTCAGCAAATTTTACCAGAGTATCAACCTGTGCTGTCTTCAGCATTTCGTACTCAGCCTCTTTTTGCATATCTACATATCTGTCTAGTAAACTCATTATAAATACTCCTTATGCTAAGTGCAGATTATAAAGTGTTTCGATAATATAATCAGCCGAGGTCTTAACTGCTGCCTCAGCGGACTCCTGTGCCATAGCAATTTCTGCTGCAGTTGGCTCTACCATCTCTCTGGTTTTAGCAGCCGCCACTGTCCCGGCTGGTGTCTGAACTACGCCACCGTTGTGTCCGGCAGCATTCAACAGGCTGTTAATGACCTCGGAAGCGGCACTACCAACGGCCCCGCCGGCTGTCGATGTCTGCACGTACGGATTAGCATTTCCAGGAAGCTGTCCCGGGTCTGGAGTGACATTAGCTGGGTGCGTGTCAACTGCAACCTTGTCTAACTCTTCTAGGAAACCGTAGGCCATTACGCGACCTTCTTCATCAGCTTGCTTAATCATATCGTCAGTAATTTCCTGAGTCTGGTCATACGCAATCTTCTCGTTATCACCAAACTCCATGTTCTTTAGAACATCCGTAAGTAAAATACTCATAGTATTAGACTCCTCTAATTAGTTAAATGTAAGTATATTATACACATAAATTTTTATTTGTCAAGTAAAATCAAGAAATAATTTGATTATATAACTTATCTATGGTCTCGCTGTCCATTTCTGCTACTATTTCTTCTACAGATGCATACTTATTGATAGCCCTTACTCCACCCCTTACAGCTGCCAAGGCACCTAAACTTGTTAGGAATGGGTGTTTTCTGACAAAATCTTGTAAATTATCTATTTGTTCGCCACGCCTTAGTTTAGCTTCCTGGGCCCCAGAATAATAGTAACTAGGTACCACTGCTGCTAATATGCTCTTAATAGCACCCGGCTCAAATGCTTTACCCGGCTGAACATAGCCAGCATTCTTATTAAAAGCTTTTTGTAGCTGTACCATGCCAAGGCCTGTCCCCGCCGCCAGTAGTGGCAACATCCAAGGATTCTGTATTATGGTTCTCTCCATCTTTGGAAGATTTTTAGATGCCCCCATATCCATAAGCCTCTTATAACCTAAGTACAGTGCACCTAACCCTGTTACTGCAAAAAATGGGTTTTTTTCAGGAGCCCTTGGATTCATATCTGGTACCCTGGCGGGAGTAAGTCCTGCCTCTTCCAGCGGAGTTGACATGTTGGGGTCCATATACTCAAACCCCGCCTTTTTGGCTAGGTAAGAAGACAACTTATTCAGAGGACCTGTTCTAAGATTAGACGGTAAAATTTTACCTTCTTCCTCCATCCTAGTTGGCAGGCCCTTCCTGTTAGACTCTACCGACTCCTGTACCTTTTGAATAATCTTAGCCATATTTTGTGAGGTGGACGTTTGCTTTAACGCCTTATACCCCTTCAACCCAAATGGAGATAGTGCATTTTGTGGAGGAGGGTTAGTGATGTACTGTAGGTTTTTGTCAATATCACTGCCAGCTATGGGATTATATCCATATGCCGTAGCAAACTGGTCCCAGTCGCTAGCACTTGTATACCCTTTTTCTGATAACAAATACTTAGCAGCTGCATATGGATCACCCTGAAGTGCGGAGTCCCACGATGAGTAATCCTTCCACGGTACTGTCCACTTTAAAGTATTGTACTGGGTAACCGCTCTGGAATCCCATAATTTATTCGACATCATCCACGGTTGTATATCAGCTGCCCCCATGCCATAGTTTTTGCTAAGATCAGTCACTATCGCATCCCCAGACATTCCCTCATAGTCTGCTGGGTTTGGTTCTGATGCGCCTATCTTTATGGTGTCACCAGAAAGTGAGCGCACAGATGCAGTTTTTGTAGAATACCCTATACTGTTTAATACTCGTTCCAGCAACAGCTTTTCTTCCTCACTGACACTGCTTAAAAGTTTAGCTAAAGCTGCTCTATTTGGTCTATTAGAGGGCTGCATTCCGGTACCAGTAAGACCCTCAAATCCACCAACTGATGGTTCACTGCCACCCCCGGTGTAGCCAATATCGGACTGTGTAGGCCCACCAGTGTCCGCAGTTTTTAAAAACTCTGCAGTAAACGAGCCCTGTTTAGTCCAAGATTGATTAGTCTTCCCTGAGATAGAAGCATTAGCATCCTGTCGGCCTTGCTTACCCAACAGCTGTTCAATTATTTTTTCAATAACTCTTCTTTCTGCTGGTGCTGCTTTTTTAAATCTATCATAAAGTATGTTTAATTCTTTACTCGTTCTAAAGTCAGATACAGGGGATACTGCTACTGGCTGTGGACCGCTTTCACTTGACGTGGGTGGGACAGGGTCTTTAGATGGCTCTTTTACTGGAGTTTTGGGATCAGATATAGGGGCTATAGGGCCTGCCTGCTTCTCCAACTCTGCCATTTTCTTCATTACTCGTATAATAACAAGCGGCTTGGTTAATGACCTTTCTGGTATCCAATGAGAATATTCCCGAGCTAACGACGGTCTCATAAAAGAAGGATCAACGTCCGCCGGTATTATTGGGGTTACACCCTCATCTACTGGGAATTCCTGCCCGCACCGATCTAATCTATCAGCTAAGTCATGTTTTCCAGAAGAGTAAAGAACCATTCTTTGAAAATCAGTTTTCTTTGGCATAATGTTCATCGAAAGGAGGGTGCTCAATATATCTCTCAGAGAATACTTATCAGTCATTGCCCTTAACTCGTCTTTAGGCATATCATCCTGTATAAAAGGTATTAAAGCCTTTGGGTCAGATGCAGCGGCCTCTACTCGACCATCGATTCTCTTTATTATGTCCGCTTTTTTAAGTCCCGATATCTTTAACAGATTATCCATTTCTTCCTCTGAATTAACGCTGTCGGCAGTTATGGAATTTTTGCTGGCTACTTTTGATAGCACAGACGCGGTAGGATCTGCAGGGATTGTCACAAAAGAGATGTCGAAAAACTTAGGTTGCCAGTTGATCGCATAAGGTTTTCTGCCATCTGGTGTAACTCTGCCAGCAGACCCTCGCCGTAGGTGTGCACAGTACTCTCTTCTTGTTTTAGCGCGATTACCACACTCCGAGCACTCGTCCCACGGAACTTTGCAACCCATAGATACTGCCACGTTCTCGCCAGCGGCTATCCTGTCCAAGATGTCTTGGGCTTTGGAGTTTACCACTTCAACAATCAACTCAACTCGGTGCATTCTTTCATTATAAAAAGAATAAATAACTTTACCGTAAGACCTCCTAGGGTCCTTGTTAACATGATGTTTATATACGTGGGCTAGCGCTTCAAAGGTCTTGTGGTATTCTCTTAGAACTTTTTCTGGAAAATAATCATTATTCTTGTTTGAGCCATAGAACTCACCAGCGCCCATTGCATTTATCAAAAGATAGGTATGCCCTGACTTTTTTTCTATTTTATCTATAGCTGAGATGATATCCTCAGAATATTCCCCTTCAAATGCAGCTGCCTGTTTCTCAAAAGTAGCATTAGGCCCGTTAAGAACCTCAACGTGATATCCACTTTCGTCTTTTAAGTCCCAGCTAACAAGTTTTAACATAATTATTTTCCTATGCTATTAGTTCTGGCATTGCTACGCCCGACAAGTCCAAAAATCTGCTTTTGGAATCACTTTTTCCAGCAGACACGTTTCTCTGTAACGCTGTTAAATCAACTGCCATATTAGGGGCAGGTCCGCCCTGTGTGTCGTGATAGAACATGGCACTTCTAATATAAGCGCCAGCGGCTAGAGGATCTTGTGCCATGTGAGGAGAAAAATGCCAGATAGATTCAAAATATTTTTTTACCAAATCCATATCTTCGTTCTTTAGCTGAGGATGATATTCCAACATCTTATTAAATGCTGGTTCCCTCTTTCTATTCTCCATGTATCCTGATATGGAGTCTTCCACAACCCCAAAAGCTGGCCCAGCTGCCCCTATAGCTGCCCCTAACAAAAGCATTTTACCTAATGAGGTGCCCGCTTTGTTTTCCTTTACTTTGCTGAGAAATGCCGATTTTACCAGCTTATGGTCGTCAAGCCTGTCTTTAAACTCCGACATTTTAATTAGAGTAGACTCGGGGAGGGTACCGTTTTTTACTAAATTAATAAAACTGTCTGTGTGTTTCATATTAATACCTTTTATATCTTTCGGGTAATTTATGTTTTTGCATAGGAGCTAATTGCTCCAGTGTATTTTGTCTACCAGCATCATATGCAGCTGTTCCAACGGCAGCGGCTCCCGCCGCCGGGACAGCTAAAACCCCCGCGGTTCTCAAAGCCTTGCTCTTTGCAGTTGCGCCTTGCCACGCCCACTTAAAGGGGCTCGTCATGGCTTTCATAAAGGTTAGTTTATTTGCTACTTTTTCAGAGAGTCCAAGCCGGTTTAACTCAAGTGATGCCATTTTTGTTAAAATACTATCGCGGTCTTCTTTAGCGATGGCATAGGTTTTTACCAATTCTAAGTAATTGGCTAACTTCTTAATTCCTTCGTTCTCAAAATTAAGCACGGCTTTGCTGTCCAGATCAAATTCATATGAAGACGCCTTCTTATAAATGGTTGGCCCGCAGGTGCTTTTTAGCTCGGTATCTATCTCACTCAGCACCGCACGAGTAATCGGCTTCCACTCATCGGATGTTACAGTGAGGGCCGCGCTTTTAAATAGAGTCCAGGACGCCAGTTGATGGTCCGGGTCTAACACGGCTTGCTTTACATACTGTTTCAGACCCTCCGCACCCTCATATACGTCCTGCTCTATTTCAGCAAGTTTGTCGTCGTAGTGGTTTGCCAAACCTACAAAGGCCTGCTTCACCCTGTTCTCGGTAAATGTTGGCAAAACTTCCGTATCTTCTACTTCCTGAAAGGTGGCAACCTTCTCATGTAAGCTAAAATCAAAGTCCCCAGGAGCCATATCATAGTGCGAAAGCTCCTGAATAATATCTTCTTGGTTTGCCATAGCCGATGCTACTTTTCTAATATCTGCCACCTCAAATTCGGGATATTTATTGTCACCGCTGTTCACAGTTAGGTGTGTAGATATATTTGCTGCTTCAACTAATCTAGCTATCTGATCGCTATTTAAGTCATTATTTTGAGCTATTTTAACCAAAGTATCATTTAAAGGGACCTGGTTTTGAATGAGTTCTTGGGCAGCTTCTTTGCCCCACTCACTGACCATATCTTTTGTAATATAAGTCATTGTGTTCCTTTATAGTTTAATCCTTGTAATCAGTATAATAAAGTAAATATAAAAAGTCAAGCTTTTATAGCTGATAGGAACTCTTTCATTAAGTTTTCTTTATCAGTTGCTCTTGAGGATATGTACTCATCGGTAGAAGTTGCTCTTTTTAATTTTAACATTTTAGATAATTTACCTTGTGGTAATTTGGCCTGATGAAAATAAACATCCACTAATCGTTGTTCTTTGGGCAAATGTGAGTGTGATTGATACCTAGCAGATCTTCCTATAACCTGTTTTATTTTTTCATTATTCCAGTGTGGCTCCATAATATGCACGGCGCGTGTACCTTTAAGATCAAGGCCTTCTCCGCCCGCACTAGAAACTAGAAGTACAGGAGTTTTTCCGGCATTATAATTTTTGACCAGCTCTTCCTTTTGATTCTTAGACAGTTTCCCAGTGAAAGTTGCATGGGGAATATTTCTACGTGCCAATTCTTGGGAAACAGGCTCAACTCCTGCCTCCAAATAGTTAGAGTATACAAGTCCCCGAAACTCAGGATTTTTATTAAGTCTTTGTTGTAGATTATCTGCTATTGCTTTAATCTTTGGCGCGTCCGGATCACTCTGCCCAAAGGGGTTAGATGTATTAGAGGCCTGACGAGCCGCCGACAAAAACGCGTTCATGTTCTGGGCTTCACTCTTGCTTGGAGGTAAATTAAATCTTACCTTTAGCCTTGTGGATAACGGGGCCTTACCCATAGTGTAATTATATACATTAAGTTCAGGCTTAGTCATCAAATGCTTGACCACTTTTCTCTGTAACTCAGGATAATCCTCTTTATTGTCCGGAATATACTTATCCACGTATGGGCTAACTTTATTACTAAAATCAGTTCTGTTCTTCATGCGGTAAGCTACGCCGGGTTTTACACCAATCATAGATTTCCAAAAACCCGGACTGACCTGACTCTCCTGTATATAACGCTTCTTGAACTCCGTTGGATTGTTTGGCAGCACTACGCTGTTAGCTGCTACGTTTACTAAAGCAGCGATATCGGACGGGTTATTGTAAATGGGCGTGCCAGTTAATAACAGGCGTGAAGAGGAATTTTTTACCGCATCACGTATAGTTTGATATGTCTTAGTATCAGTGTTTCGTAATCTATGAGCTTCATCTAAAATTACTTGTGATCCCGGTTCAATATATGGATCCCTAAGAAACTTCTCATAGGATACAACCTTGAGGCGGTCTATTGGAATACCGGAGTGCTTACTAACCTCTTTCTTGAAATTCTCTTGTAATGATGCCGGAGTAATAATATACGTAGGGGACGAAATATCAATAGTACTAATAGCAGATAATGTTTTACCGGAGCCGAGCCCGTGAGCTGCTATTACTCCTCTATTGCGTTTTAAGCGTTCCTTGATTCTTTTTTGGTGATCTTTAAGTTCAGTAGTTACCATGTGATTAGCCCATCCATTAGCTCTAGTGCAGTTGCCCCATAAATTATAGCATGAAATATATCATCTGGCTTTGAATTAACATAAAACATTTTTGTTTTATCTTTATCATAGTCAATGACCGGTGCTAATAAATCTTTAGCAAACGGTGCCCAGTCCTCCCACTGCGGAAAGATAAACTTGCCTTTTTTAATATCAGAGAAAAATCTAGTCATAATCTGTGTTCTCGCTAAACAGTAGGCATTCATTTTTGAGTTCCACTTTAGCTCTTCTTTCTGATTTGCCTGGTGTTGAAATGCAAGTACCCTATGCGGGCCCAAAGTATGTCGGAGCTCTGAATTAGATGCTTCGCCCATTCCATGATCAGCCCCTATAGCTACCGCTCTCCAGTGATTAAATTGTTCTACAATATCTTTATGAATATGTGCAAAGTCTGCTTCTCGGCCTTCATATCTTTTTGCAGCTAAAATTCTTATCTTAGTACCAACTTTCTGCATCACTGTTATTACAGTATAAGAATCATTTGAATTAATCGGTCCATAGTCTATACCTATTACAGTTGCATTAGCTCTAGTAAAATCATCAGGTTTTGTAAGCATAGGGCCACCAGTACAAGAGTTTCTGATGTCGTCCTCTGTAATTGGATTAACACCATCATCATACTCTAACCCTAATGTTTCATTAAAAAACAAGTTGGGGGCTTCTGTCTCATACTTAAGTAGAATATCATCATGCCAATCAACCCACGGCGCTCCATAAAAATGAAGTGCACATACACGAAATCCTACAGAGGAATACTTATCATTTTCGCTAGGTGCAGTACTAACCCATTGACCGTTACGTGGGTCTAGCCCTTTACCGCAGTGTTTACATATTAGACCTTTTTTGCCTATATTTTTTTCATCTAAAATATTCCACTTATTGCAACCATTGCAACGTAACATGAACTCATTCATACTAGAGCGGTACCATAAGTTAGCCAAGGTACCTTGTGTAAGCTTTGGTGTACCAGAGAATACACGCTCTTTGTAATAGGAACGAGACATAGCCTGGTCTGCAACAGGCATAATATGTTCATACAGATCCTGGGCCTCGTCATAATAGATCTTGTCTACCGAGTAGCCCCGTAACCTATCTGCATTAAGTAAAGCATATCTTAGATACATTTTTGATCCATTACGTAATTGTTTCATAAATACGTTCTGAACCTGCTTGCTATCCAAGAAGTGTTTCTTTACCAGCGGTGACCCCTCAATCACCGGACTAACGCGGTCATGAGAAAAGATCTTTGTCTGATCTACGGTAGGAGAAACGTACATCTGCTGAAATCCCCCTGACCCGCCTGCCTTGGGATTCTTAGATCTCATAATAGCATCCGCTACCATGAGATTAGCCATAGTAGTACTTTTTGCTGTATTTTTTACCACTAAACCATCTATATGAAAAGTATGTGTTTTAGATATTTCTATGCTTGTGGAAGATAATTTACCTAAATGAGTTACTTTAGTAACTTTATCAAAATAAATATCAGAATTTAAAATTAAATCTAAATCATTATTTTGTATAATTTCGTTTATTTTGGTAAGCCTTGATAAACATACTCCCTTACTCTTCCGAGTATATAATAAACTATTTTTTCTTTTTGGTATCTTCTTGAGGATAGTATTTACATACTGGGCATCCACTACTAATTGTTGATTTCTCTCTTCTTTAAATTCAGGGTTCTTAGGATTCTTTTTGGTTTTAATTAGCTCAAAGAACCGCTTCTTTGATTTATTTCCTTCTATAAATAATCTATATACAACTTTATTAGTACCTTTATACACTTTAGGCACTTGTTCATGAATAGTTGTATGAATACCGATCTTCAGTAAAAGCGTTTGTATGCCTTTTACTAAATTCTCGGAGATAAGAGAAATACCGGGATAATAATGCCCATTCTTGTGTCTCGACACAAACCCGTCAGTATCCCACCAAATTCTCAAATAATCCTGGATCTGCTCTTTAGTAAGATCCCAAACAAAATCAGGATGTTCTTTAGTTTGAGAATTTTTACCCCACAGACCCCACTCAACTAAATAAGGTTTGAAAATAGAAGGTCTGCCAACACCATCCCCAGTAATACGATATTGGTATCTATGTTTATCTTGAGGTAAGGCTTTTAGAGTTAATCTATTATCTATCTGAGTTAACGATTCCTGTAGCTCAGCTACGCATCCCTCATCTGAAGATGTAAAGCCAATACTTCTTGTAGAAGTTGAGCCCTCAGCCAGTAAGTAGGCCACTATTTTATAGTGACTATCTTCTACTATTTTGTCTGTCCTTAGTGCGCAGCTATTATCGTTAGAAAGAGCGATTAAATCCCCCTCTCTTAAATCTTGAGCTTCACACCAACCGCTTACTTTCCAAAAAGGGTGATTATCAGTAACTATTGCTTTACGGCCTGTGCGTGTACAAATCTCATAAATATCAGTTACTCCATTATCCCAAACATTAGCCACTTTAGTCATTTCATTTTTTAGAGTTTTAGTATTAAACCCTATAATGTCTTGACCTACTTTTAAATCTTTGGCTAATACTTCTCTACCATCAGCTAACTGAATGGGTTGGTCATCATATACACACTGACGACTGAACTTGAGAACCAAGTTTTTTGGGGTAATGTCATAAATAAGTTTCATATGTGGGTAGTCTGCCAATGAAAATGGCTGACCAGCAAGATAAAAAAAGGACTCAGATAGCTGAGACCTTGATATATTTACAACTTTTTTACTCATATTTTACTTTGGCTTATCTATAAATAGGCGTCTTACTTATTTACAGCACGGTAATACCCAATACTAGATCCTACACCACCAGTAAGTGCTCCACCAAAATAGGCCTTCGCAGCATCTGCACCAACTCCCTCAAGCGCCCGCTTTATTCTTGCTTTATTGGTTACGTCAGTAAACCTTCTCTGGGGGAAAGGGAAGCTTTTTAATCTTTTAGCCCCATAATATAAAAATGGTAGAGAGGCCCCAATTGACCCATACAATAATGATTTTGCAAAGGCGTCTTTCTTTTTACCTTTTGGGGCTAGTTTAGCCGCTAAGTGGGCTTCTGGCCCCCGCAAGTATGGTACTAACCCAATCCCTACAGACGCTGCTCCCACTGCTGCCGCATTTAGCGCTTCGTTACGTTCTGCTGATTTGTGAAATTGCAAAGAACTCAAACTAGAAGTCTTGTTAAGCTTCTTCTTATAAATATTTTGTTTTAACCCAGCATTATACTGTGCATGTGCTGATAGAGCATTTAGTCCGCCACCCAGAACCCCGGCTGCTGCTCCTCCAGTAATAGCCAATCCTTTTCTAAAAGTATCAGACGCCTCGTCTCCTGTACTCTTTGCATAGGAGGCGGCTTCTTCTACGTATGTATTGGCTTTGCCAAGAACGCCTTTAATCGCTTTTTGATTATAATTATTACCTCTATGGACAGAATTCAGGGCCTGATTCATCCCATCGGCTTGGTGCATAACTTTAGTGGCTCTGGGTAAATTTTTTATATGTCTAGCAGCTTTATGCGGAGCAAATAATAACATTTGATCTTTTGCGCCTTCTACTAAATATTTACCCAAAGTAGATTTTCCCATTAGTTTACCAATACCATATGTACCCGCTGCCCCCAAAGCAGTAGATATAGCTGCCCCGCCTAAAAATCCGCCAACATCGCCCATTGCTTTGTGTAGTCCGTGATTCTTTTTATTGGTGCGAGCATGCTCAAAAGTGTATACACCTGTGGGCTCTACGCCTGCTAAAAAATCCTTAATTAAACTAGAATCTTTGGCCGCCGATTTATGAAATGGCAACATTTCTACTCCTTTTTACGAAATCCTAAATTTACAAGACCTGCCGTTTTTGGAAACATCTCAGCTGTTCTAAAATCTTTGAATTGTGGCACCTTTAATGCTCCTCCTGCTGTTTTACCTAGGGCGTACACTCTAATGGGCTTACCGATATATGAGTCTGGGTCAACGGCCATTGCTTCTCGAAGCGCATCTGAGAAACCACCTCCAACCTGGCCGATAATGGGACCCCTTGGGGTATACGAATACCTGATAAAACCCATTCGGTTGGAATGCTTCCCTTGCCCCAAATGTATTTCCCTGATGTAAACATCGTAATCTTCTTTGAACTTGGCTTTAATTGGCACTGATTCATCTAAATTATACAACACGAACCCCTCTTCTGTTAGGGGGTGTTGCTTGAAAGATACCCTGGAAATGAGATCTTCTTTTTCCTCAGGTGTCCAGGCAAACGGTGGTGTGCTTAACTGGGGTACTCTAGCGGATATATCTTGAAGTATATTCAATTTGTCTGAATAAGGCATGTTATTATAGGGTTTGCCCTTGTACCTGAGTACGTCATAAAGAGCTATGCCAAATCCGGGTACCTTATCTCGAGCCTTCCAAACATTTGATACTAACGCTCCGGTTGTATCCTGTGGTGGTAAGGCCCTTCCTTGGGGGTCTCTTGCGTAGACCTCTCCCATAAGCACGGTGTTTTTTAAGTCTTTGGGGAGCTTTATCTTGTTTGCCTGTATTCTGTAAGTATGGTCTATAAGCTCATGTGACTTTTTAGATGGGCGATACGAATAAACATCTACGCCCTTTTCTCCCCTTAAATCAAATATATTAGCTGCGCCATCTATTTTTGGCGCCAATACTTGATTAGCATTATCTACATTTATATCTTGTGTCTCAACAGATTTAAATGACGGCTTGGACCGCGGTATGTGTGGCTTTGATTGCTCGGTGGAAGTATGATTAAAAAACAACCAATTAGTTCCACCGGTATTTATTAAAGAAAGCCTTACAGTTTTAGTGCCATCATATATATTAAATCGAAAATGGGTCCCGTCTGATTTAATCACCTCGGCAGTACCAGATTTATATATCTTTACCTTACCTTTTCCATACCCATCTTCTATAACTCCCTCGAAGTTGGTATACTCCTCAGTATGGTCTGGTTGCTGCACGGCAAGCGTCTTTTGTCCAGCCGATAATGGTAAGTTGCGCACCGCCCAGGAATGCGCTATTCTAGTTGATGGGTCCACCATGCGAAAGTCGTAATGCAGCCCCGCCCTATCTGCGTGATGCTCATGTATTACAAACTTCCAAGCCTGTGGTTTTGTTACAGTAGGTAATTCAGAAATTCTATTCTTATCTGGTATTCCAAGAATCATCTTTTAGATTCTCTTGTCGATCTATTAAAGCCTTTTATTTTTGTCTTGCCCTCTTCCACCTTTTGCGGATCTACTTTTGGGATTACATTTTCGGGCGTCTTCGACTTCATTTTGAACTCTGGCAAGTCTTCGCCGAGCTCCTCAGCACTAATAACGGCCTTCGGAGTATTAGGTGCCGTGATATTAAACTCTATGCTGTGGAAAAGCTGCTGAGAATCAGTTTCTTCTTTTTCACTCCTCTCTAGTTTTTCCGCAGTTTTTAGTGCTACCTGTGACCACTTATAGGCTAAGTCGTGGTCAGCTTTACCAGACTTTGAGTTTTCTTTAAATAAATAAAACGCATCATTCATCATGTCCTGGAGCATCTCTTGATATGAGCGATTTGGCGATAGGCCTAACTTCCAAAGTAGATAGCCTTTGTCGCCCTTCAACGCTAACATATACATAGATTTAAAGCTTTCATCTACCTCGGCATCTACTAAGTCTTTTAAATGTGGCGTACGCCAATTCTTGACATTAAAGAAGTGTTGTAGATAAAATATAATATCGTCAGGCCCATAATTTAAATCATATCTTGCATTAAGCATAAGCTCAATGTCTTCATCTGTTACGCGAGCTAATGCCATTGATTGCACTGCTCTGCGCATCTTGGGATCTTCCAAAATACGAATAGCACCGTCATATCCGGTTAACTGATACCTTAATTCTGGGTCGTAAGGAAGATCATAGTGGGCATGATATAGCCCGTATATACCTTCTGATAAAAGATGATCAGACTCTGGTGTATTTTTTCTACCATAACGGAAATAATCAGGATATTGTTTCTCTAAGTAACTATATAAATCCTTACATAAATCAATAATATTAGTTGGTATAGATAAATCTAACTCACGCAAGTGAACAACTATATCATGTGGTTGCTCCTTACGAAACATCATTGACTTAACTAAATTTTCATATGGTAGTTTATGCATAATTTTTAAGCTTATTAGCGATAATACGCTGGATTTTCATACATACGAAGCTTTCGAGCCAATAAAGATTTGTCTTGAAGTTTCTTATGTTTACGAAATAAATTCTTTGTTATTTCGTGTACGGCATTTTCTTTAGCAATAGCATACCCAACACCCAAGGAGGCCACGGGGTGCCGTAGCGCCCAACGCTTTGCCTTTTGCTGTCCAATCATTCGATTAACGGATTCTTCTGTTTTGTCATCTAGATATAAACCTAAATGGTCCTCTACGTCATGATAATCAAACTTGGCCATTTTATGAAATCCAAGTTCGTGTAACATTGCTGTTTTTCCTTGTCGTTTAAAATATTGCACTTGACGCTCGCGCTTCCATACTTCGTCTTCGGTGTCGTATGGTCCGCCGAGCTTTTTGGAACCGTCTTTAGAGTACAGGTAGTACTTTCCGTCGATTACCTTTTTCATTAACCGAGGGCAAGCTTTTTATAGTCTTTGTAATACTTGTAATTTCTTTTTGCTTGCTCATCAAAAGCTGCTTCATCCGCAAGTAATTTTCTAGCCTTACCCCTTCCAATCTGTGACAGCCCTGCCCCAACTAATCCAATAAGCGTTCCTACGCGGGCGGCATTACGGGCCGCGACACCTACTCCAAGACCGCCGGCTAGTGGGCCTACTGCACCAAGAGTTGCTCCTAGTGCAGCGCCTAGAAGGGCATTTCTGCGCGTACGACGTCCGCTAACAGTATACTCAAGATCTTTGAGATCCTCATCTTTAAAGCGTTTATAAGATACTGTTGGTGTTGTGTTTCCCCAAATCTCTTTCCATGGATATTCTGGGCGGGTTGCGGCAACCTTATGAAATCCAAGTTCTGATAACATAGCTGTTTTTCCCTTACCAGCAAAAGTATCATAAACCGTCTTAGCGCCAACCACTGCTGCAGTACCTCCAAGAACTTTTTTTCCAGCGCCCACTATTTGTTCGGCCTGTTCTTGTGACTTATTCCTAAGTTTTAAAAATTCTTCTTTACGTGCTGAATTTGGGACGTAACCATTACCGGAAGCAGGGCCTTTTTTCATTTTTTCAAGGAGGGCCTTACGTTTACCAGACGCTTGGTATAATTCTTTACCAATATATTTTTCAGCCTTTGTGGCAGCATTACGCACCACATTTAATCCTCTATCCAACAGCCCGGCATTTTTATAAAATCTTAATTCTTGTGACATTGCTGTTTTTTCCTTACCGGCAAAAGCACTATCAATCCCTTTACCGACAGCCAATATTCCAGCACCTCCAAGAACTTTTTTTCCAGTGCCTACTATTTTTTTGGCCTGTTCGTCTGAGTCGGCCCTAAGTCTCTGAAAAGTTGATTTATACTGTGATCTCTCGGAAACAGGCATTTTTTTCATTTTTTCAAGAAGATACTTGCGTCCCTCATTACGGCTGTATAATTTCTTACCAATATATTTTTCAGCCTTTGTGGCAGCATTACTCACCACATTTAATCCTTTAGCCAACAGCCCGGCATTTTTATAAAATCTTAATTCTTGTGACATTGCTGTTTTTTCCTTTTTCATTTATTGCGGTATTTATTCATGAACGCCAAGTAATCCTCGTAGTCTTCGCGAGTCTTGGCTTCATTAAGTTCAGGGAACTGTAGTCTCTTAACTGTGTTTAAGTCGTTTATTGCACGAAGCCCTCTAGCAGACAAAGCGCCCACTGCCGCGCCCCTGAGTGCCCTTCCTACTGCATTGGCAGGTGTTGCAGACAGGGCGCCGATGGCACTACCGGCCAATGCACCAGCCAAATAAGTTCCGCCCATGCCGCTCTCACTACTCATTAGATACTTATCTGCTTTGGTGGAAAGATTTTTGTACTTTTTATAACTGATTGGCTTCTCGGCACCGTATATATCGTGATAATCATTGAAACCCTGCTCAAGCTTGCTCAACTCTTCTTTGGCTGTTTTATGAAAGCCTAGCTTCTCGTTTTGATTTGTGTATGTTTCACCAGGCCATGTTGGCGTTGGTAGCGGTTCTTCTATGTTTCTAGATACATATCTAGTTTTACCCATAGGAGATTCATATTCTCTTCTTGGGTAAGTAAATTTAATATTTAGATAATTAGCTATCTTAGTAATCGTCTGTTCTGTGTTTTGCATTTTTTTTATCCTGATATTATAATAGCTCTAATAATATATTAAAATAAAACATTAATGTCAAGTTTTACGGTATAAGAAATATGTAGAAACCAACGGATTAATCTGTTGGTTTCTAAAACACTTAAACATTTGTTTTAAATTAAGGAGAACGACCATGAAGTATAACATCAAACCAAGAGGCGATAGGACAACCCGGCCAGTCTTACCGCCACGTCCAAGATGAGTTTTTTTGACAGAAAGCTGGCAGAGTGGGTGGCTGCCGGCAAGTCCGTACCATTTCAGGAATTTTTAGGTATGGATGATAAACAATTCCAAAAGTTCCTTGACGATGGGCTGTTATTAAGTAAAGACAAAAAGATGAGCGCCCATTACAAGAGTGAGTTGAGACGAAGAGAGTTATATAAGAAAAAGGTTAATAATAATGAAGTCTAATTATATCTACCCCAAGCGGGTTGAAGATCCAGACAGTCTAAAGTTCAGCTATATCGATGAATTGAAGGTAGGAGACCAGCTAGGAAAAACTGGCTGGTACGTTAAGGAGCTCCATGAACTCCCGAAGAAGCACTGGGACAAGTTCTTGCAGCTGTACAGTGATATGCAGATGGAATCCAGTGGTATCTCCCAGGAGTGGGCACACTGGAAGCTATGGTCCTTTCTGCAAGATAAATTGGGCCTGGATCCAAAAAAGAGCTGGTCATTCCGGCTACAGGCAGGCGACAAAATCTTGGTATTCTCTCGTGGGTACATCGAAGGACATAAGCCAGAGGATGCTGATCCGCGAGACTTGCTGGGGGCTTTGGGGCTGAATGGTCTTGGTGGAGGCTTGGGCGGTAAGGAGCCGTTCGAGATCGAGGGTATTAGGGCAAAGGGGGTTGTAAAGTGATGATGCCAATGGTGGTAGAACCCACCGCCGGTGGCGAGCGGGCATATGACCTGTTCTCGCGGCTAATGAAGGATCGTATCATCTTCATCGGAACGCCCATCGATGACCGCATCGCTGCAGTCATTGTGGGCCAGCTGCTATTTCTGGAAGCGGAAGATCCGGACAAGCCAATCAATATTTATATCAACAGCCCAGGAGGAACTGTTTCCGCGGGCATGGCAATCTACGACACCATGCAGTACATCAAGCCAAAGGTCCGGACCATCTGTGTCGGCATGGCGGCTTCGATGGGTGCCCTGCTGTTGGCAGCCGGGGCGGAAGGTGAGCGTCTGGCATTGCCCCACTCCCGCATTATGATTCATCAACCAATGGGCGGTGCTTTTGGACAGGCCTCAGATATCGAAATTCATGCCAAGGAAATCCTCCGCATGAGAGGCGAATTGAATGAGATCCTAGCCAAGCACACCGGCAAATCGGTAGAAGAGGTTGAACGCGACACAGATCGCGACAATTTCATGTCAGCTCATGATGCTGTTTACTACGGTATCATTGACGAAGTCGCAAAGCGGTAATTGCCGCGACGTTGTAACAGTAGGCGGTGTGGCATCATCATAAATAATAAAATTGGATGATCCCCATACTATACGTCTATTGGTACTGCGATGGAATTTGGCATCGCTGGATTCAAAAAAGTCTAGTGAAAATGTCATATATAAATATAATAATCGACAGTGAATAATTCAAGAGAAAGTGAAAAAAAATTATGAATAATTATGTTGTTTATCTAATGGAAGTCAAGAACCTCTTCGAGGTTGGCCTTAAGGTCGGCCGTACAACAAACCTGAGCCAGAGAGAATACTCGCTGGCCCATGGAGGAGCATCACCCTGTAGAGTCAAGACCATTGCGGTCTTGCACGGGGTGACCGAAGAAGAGGTACACAACCACCTTAAGTTTTGTAGTAGGGTGGTAATTAATGACAGGGGTGAGTATTATAAGTGGGATAAGAGGCTCTTCGATTACTTCGGAGCAGATTATTATCCTGAGCCTCCAGCGCTGGGAACTATGGAAGGCATGTGGAATGTAACATATGCCCCATACACATCGAGGCCGTCTATGGCCCAAGTAGCTCAGGCTGCAATGATGGGTGGTGGATCTAGCCCCGACATTGTCGAGGACAAGACCGGATTGGTCAACTGTTATGTTGACAATCTTGGCCTGATTAGTGCTACCTACAAAAACAATGTAGATGGCGGTTATAATATGCTGGTAAATCGAGCAGGGTGCAATATTATCAATCGTGGGTCGATTGGTTGGGACAGGGTGATTGGGATTTACGACCTGTCCAGGCAGTGGGTAAGTCAACACGGAACATCGTCTCAAAGAAAGCTGATCGAAAAGCAGCAAAAAGAGTTTAAGTCACTGTTTAGTAGGTTCCGTAGAAACAGCGTCGTCGAAAATACCTTGGGGCCACGATATGGTAAACATGTCAAGGTCTACGTAGACACGAAGACGCAAAAGGCATACCTGACCCGTCAGGGAAGGCTGGTAGATGTCTTCTCAGGTAAGGAAGGCGGAGGTAAGTGGGAGTTGGAGCGTGTTGCAGCAGCTTAAACTTAGTCGCAAGAATTTCCCTAAACACGAATGCAGATTTGTAATCATGTGGGAGTGGCAGGGATCGGTGTTTGCGGAACAAGTAAAAAGCTGGGGAGGCGGCAAGTACGAAATCGTCATGTATGACGAAGGGCTGGGTGTCCCTGAGTTCAAACAAATAGCCAGCGTAAGCAAGTGGCTAAAATCGTTTGAAGGATTAGACGCCCAAATACATATTTCTACCGATTTTGTGGTATAAGAAATATGTAAACAAGGAGTATATGATGACGATGATTCAAGCGAGAGAAGAGGGCTTGGCCTACGAGGTCAGGCCCTCCTCTATCCAAGACGGCCTGTGGGCCGTCTACCTGGTGTCTGGCATCTCCAGCTCCACCGAATCGGTGGAGGTTGCCTCTGGCCTCGACTTTGTCGAGGCCCAGAGGTGGGTCCGACAGCAGGTTTAAGAGGAGGAGGGGGGCATTGCCCCTCTCTTTTTTTAGATTGGTTTTAGAAAGCCTTCAAAAGAAGCAGCGATATTAGCGCCGGCTTGTGATGCGTATGCCATGATACCAACTATGGATAAAGGAGAGAACTTTTTAGGAACCTCATATCTAAAATTATTTGCAGATGATTCCAAGAAGACAGAGTCTATAACCTGGAAGTGACCTTCATACTTAACGCCTTCATGAGAGTTTGCCACGAGTCTGATTGCCACAGGTTTACCGGCCGTACAAGAAGCACTCCACCCAGTTACGTATAAATTATGTGTAGCTGGTACCATTTTCCTTGCTTGCAAGGCGCTGTTTGTTCCTGCGTTAATTCTAGCATATACAGTTGAAGCAGCTCCTTGCTTATAACACGTTATAATTCCAGCAGCCGCTGCACCAGTACCTGTCTCAGCAGCATGGAAATCATTAACAAAGATAGTTGATGCTGTTCCAATATTTACAGGTGTAAGGCCACTTGTTAGTGCGATATGGCGGGTGGGTAAGCCATCTGTATCGATGCCGTGCATGAGAACAACTTGCACGCCAGTGCCGCCGGCAGACTTGTCTAGAATTCGATAATGGTGGCCTGAAGTTGTGGGGGTTGGTCCGTCTTCTGTTTCAAACCCCTCAACTGTAAGTTGTGTGTCTGAATCTACAGAAGTTATTACAGAGGTAGTACCATTACTTAAATTAATTATATGGTCATTTGAGGCTAGTGTTAGAGAAGTAAAATTGGCTGATGAATCTTCAATAGTAGTAGAAGACCCTCCAGTGGCAACCCCCGAATACATGGCCACCCCAAAGTCTTGGGCGCCAGTAGATACTACTTGCATCTGTTCACCGGTTTTTGCAGGGGTTGGTATTTGAGTAGCAGCTCCATTCCAAACAGCTACACCAGTAGTTGCAACTTCTACTGCAAGCCTCTCGCCGTTAGCATGAAATGGGTAAAAAGTCGGCATATTACGCACGGCAATATCATACCCGCAGGGTACCGACGTAACCATTATCTTGTTGGCTATCTGCCGTACTTGAAATACGTTACTGTCCGAATCAACAAACTTTATGCAGGGAGTGTACATACAACTATTCCCCTTTTTTGCCAGTATACAAAACTTACATATAAAATGCAAATTTTTTTAGTTAGTATTTCTTTCTATATAAGCAAACTGTCCGGTTGTGAAGGTAGCCGTCTCCGACCATTCGCCGAGCTCATAATCATATACCCTCCAATAGTATAGCTGATTTGAGTTTAGGTCAAAGCCGTCATTGACGTAGTAGTTTTTATCTAGATTATCAACATCAATAGCATTCGAATAATCATACCACCAGCTTCTGAACATAGTCACCTGAAGGTGATATCGACCCCCGCTGTTACCCCTATCAACCCACTCAAATCTAGTCCTATCCGGATAGACATCTGTTGATTGTATTGGAGGCATTGTTAAAATAGCATTATGTCCGAGCGGCTTAACCCCTATGTTTGCTCCCATCCCACTATCAAATACAAAATTATATGGGTTTAGGTTATAGACATTGTACCAACCATTCCAACTACCTCCCCAACCCCAATTCACATGGAAGAGGCTGTCTTGATAATTGAACCCATCTACAACAAACGCATGTCCACCAGCAGGATCATAGCCACGGTATATAATAGGTCTACCATTTTCCAGCTCATTGACAAGAAGCTCAATCCAGTCTCCGGTATACATTGATTCAAATTCATATCTGCTGTTTGGGTCGTATCCAAAATATCTAATCAACCTATCATAAACCAAGTTGGTAGATGCACCAGACGAGTATGGACTATAGTTCATATTCATGGATACACCTGTGTGGTATAGAAGCCTAGCGATCTCTTCGTTGGGGACATCGTTTGGCATTCTATCCCATGTATAGACCGTATTTGCAAAATCAGCGCACTGTTCACCGTATGTAGAATGTACATAGCAATATAGTTGAGTGCCCGATTCCGGAAATTTCCAATAGTGCATGACTTGGGCCATTGCGACAGCTACACATCCAGCATAGGTATGCCCACCTGGGCCATTTGGGTCTTCGGGGCAGTAGCTGTTCCAGCCGGCACCCTGATGCCACTCTGCCTTTACTAGTGGACCAATTACACTCATTGGGTCTGCTCCCGCAGACCGGAGCGGAGAACTTCCATCGAGTATGTCAGACCACTTTTGGTTTGGGTAAGCTGTTGAAGTAATACTACCTATTTGTTCCTTCCATTGATCAAATAGATATCTCATAGCCGGAATTTGAATGTTATGTACATCTAAGTTTCCATCCCCATAACCAATTACTGGCTTGGTTGCGTAACTGGCGGACAGAATCAAAAAGGTGCTGTCAGTATTGACCACATAAAATGCAGGTTTACCTGTATTGTCATATACTGTCTCGGTATTCTCAAAACCCAGATCTTGGATAATTGGGTTATCGGTCTGTTGGGTCTGTTGGGTCTGACAAGACAGTATTATAAATAATAAAACAAATAATAATTTATTCATAATTCATAAGGAAAAATTAATATGCAAGTACCTGCTGACATTCTAATTCAAGGAATTTGTCAAACCTTGTCTGAAAAATACGAAGGCATGACATTCGAATACTGGCAGGAAGACGGTGAGTTGCACCGAATACGAGTTGAAGCCGCTGGTATTCCTATTAAGACCCTGCGGGTTCGCGTCGAAAGAAATTCTTTAATTTTTGAAAACGGGCTGGAGCTGTTTTAAGCTCTGGCCCCGTCTCATTCGGCTTTGCCGGTTTACTTGGAGGTAAAGCCTTTTTTTTAGTATATGTCGGGTTCATTTTTTTATTTAAAGATTCAGAGATGCGCTTGATTGCATGCCGAGAGAGGCGCTCTGATTTTCCGTATTCAAAGCCAAGCGCGGGTATGTTTTGCTGAATAGTTCTTTCTTCTGGCCCGGATGTACGAGCTTGTCTAAAAATTTTTTTAACTTTTTTAGATCCTTTTCCGCTAAGGTTACGAACCTGGTTATGTTCTTTTAAAATAACTTCTGGTCCTCTATGCTGAGCCGCCGCATTAAAGGCAAAATTTGTGTCTTTTACGGCGCTTTCAGCGGCTTCATGTCTTAGGGTGAGCGCGTTCATCAACCGCTTCTGGTTTGGTTTTAGCTTACTAAAATCTCGACCCATCGCCTCTGCGACAACCTCTCCGGGATTAACTCCTCTTGGTGTTAAAGTTTTGCCGGCGGTTGGGGTAAGACGGGTTATAGCATCGTCTAAATGCTTATTAGCCGCCACTTCGGAGGCACCCATGCGTTTCATTGCGCGTACGGCTTGAGGTCTTGACTTTTCAATATCCCTGGCAACATTTCTACTAACACCCAAAGGCATTTTTTCGTATAAGCTAGGTAGACTGCTTGCTTGCGCTTTCCCTGCTAACATCTCCGGCAAGAGCTTACCTGGCATTCTAATAATATTTTCCCTTTGTATGCCTTTCAGGAGCTTTTTAGCACCCACGGCAATCTTATGAAATCCCAATTTTGTTAGTTGCATTAGTTAATATCCTTACTTTATTACATATAATAAATAAATAAAAATGATACATGCAGCCTATATAAAAAAAATAAAAAAATAAAATTTTAGGATAGGCGCAAGTATGCTGTAGGCCTCTTTTTTACCTTCTTAAATTTTTTAGTTCGCGTACTATTCCTTTTAAGCTGCTGCCCACATTTTTCAGTGGTTTTTGTGTAGGAGATACAGTGCTCTGCAGATGAGGAAAGAACTGTTGCTGATATGAATGTGCAATCTCTTTTCCAAATAGTCTACGAGTGTCTGCTACCTCAGATTGTAGGAGTTGACGGGCATGAGCTTTATCTAAGTCCGATAGCCCCTCCAAATTCTTTACAAGTCTTGTTCTATTTCTGGCATTTATTCTGTTCTGAGCTGCTTCCATTCTTCTTAAGTGCTTGTTTTCTCTAATAGTACTACTTTCAAGAATATTCCTGAGAATTCCTTCTGACTGAGAGGTGTGTTTCCTCACACCTGACAAATTATCCACTATTTTACCAAGTATAGCATCTTTTCGCCCACGCAGCTTGCTGAGTTGTTGAGATCTACTTGGAGATGCCTCCCTCCGGATACCCTTTGATATTTTTTCGTAGAGCTCCGCATTTCGACTTTCTTCCTGTGGGGATAATGCAAATCTGGCATTATATCTATAAGTATCATATGCGTTTGCCAAGGGAAGGCCTAAATCTCTTTGACCTCTAGGAAGTCCTTTTATAACTTGTTGAGAAGCGGATGCCTCTGGCTTTAATATAGTTTCGGGTTTTCTGCCAATACCAAAAAGTCCTCGATCACCAAAAAATTCTCGTTCCCGTGTTCTAACGTCTTTTACATGCCCCAATTCATGGCCAGCTACAATAGAATTTTTTTGCCTAACATTAATCTCTGTTGGTGTTGAATCTTGAACACTAAATGGTGAAACATTTATATCTACCTTATCAGGAAATTCTTTATTAATTGGTATAGACTTCTTTACTTTGTGAACAGCATCGGTAATAGCAGTCTGGTTATCATAGTCCGTGGACTTGATCCCCTTTCTAGCTAGAGTTCGGCCAATTCTTTTTAGGTCCTTTTTAGAAAAGTCTGCATAGGGATTTGATGCTGTGGTGGAATAGGCAGGGGCCCCAAAGTAAGATTTTTTAAACATTCTGTTTTTCTTTTTTCTTAAAACCCATTAATTTAAGTCCGCCCGCCGTAAGAAGTTCGCCTGAATGTTGCCGTGCTTTGCTTGGTTTATCTCTTGTAAGCATAAAAAAATCCTTTTTAGTAATATAATAAAAAAATTTTAAAATGCAAATGTGGTATAAGAATGTAATGTCGGATCTTTAGGGGAGGTTAGCCCCCACCCCTAAAGAAAAGGCCCTTCTTTTTTAACTTGCAATAATGGTATAAGAATAACTCAGGAGAAAAAACAGACGGAGGATAAAATGAACGGACGAACTTTTCTGACAGGCGACATTCATGGGGGCCGAAACATGGGCCAACTGCTGCGCTGGCACGGCATAGTCGGCTCTGATCTGACACCCGAAGACGTACTACTCTTTGTCGGTGACACTGGATTTGGCAGTGCGTTCATGTATCCAATCATGGATAATTTCATTGCCAGAGCAAACTGTACCATGGCGTTCGTGGATGGAAACCACGAAGACCATCTTAAACTATCGGGTTGGGAGACCCGAGAAATGTTCGGAGCCGACGTGGGAGTAGGTACTGACGGGGTTATCCATCTAAGACGAGGAAGGGTGTACACCATCAACGGCAGAACATTCTTCTGCTATGGTGGTGCACAAAGTGTTGACGTAGAAGAGGCTGAGCGAACGGCTTATGTGGATTGGTGGCCTGAGGAAGTCCCCACGCAGGAGGACTTCGAGAGGGCACTAGATAATCTCATTGCGGTGGATTTCAAGGTGGATTGTATCCTCACACACACCGCCCCAAAACGCATAATTTCGTTGGTTGGTTTTGAGAACGGGCACAAATACAATGACCCGACCGCTATACACCTGACCCGCTTCGAGGAACTCCTCAGGGATTTCAAGAATTGGTACTTCGGACATTTCCATATTGATCGATTAGTTGATGGACGTTTTCGTGCGCTCTACAACGAAGTCATAGAACTACTTTAGGGCCCCTAAGCGGGCCCTATTTTTAGCCAAGGAGCTTTCTGTCTTTTGCCGCCATGGGCATGAGCCATGATGCGATTGATGCTATCATCCTGAGCCATCTCTCTGCCGGTTTCTTTCCAGTGCTGTAATCTCTTGTAAAAACCACGCGCTTTGCCGACAAGCTCCTGGTGACGTTCAGGCGTAATCTTGCCCGCCTTTAATTTATCATTAGCATTCTTGGCAGCTCGCATAGCAAGGCCTTGGTGTCGAGTTACTTTAGTTAGGTATTTTTCATTTGGAGGGTGTGGCAGAAAGTCAATAATCTTATCGTCATGGACATTAGAGCCCTTAAGATCAGTAATCCCATATTGGTACTCAATCTCTCGTAACTGCTCTCCTGTGTAATGGGGTTTCTTTTGGGGCACATACTCATGGTAGGTTACTGGCCTACCACCCTTATGGCGTCCTAGATATTTAGGGGCCATACCAACATCAACTAAACGATCCCATACTCGGGCCTTATCCTCAATTAGTTGTGGGCCATAATATGGGCCATGGGTGTTGTAGGTCTTCATGACCTGCAGACCATCCTTCGTATAGGGGGATGTTTGCAGATGGGCCACGCCCTCCCCGCCGGGCTTTAAGCCTAGCATTCTCAGGGTGCGCGGTTTTAGATTGAGTGCACGCGCAGCTTTACCGGCTGCTTCGTGGGATAGCTTGCCTTCTTGAACAAGCTTAATCATTTTAGTTAGAGCAAGTTTTTTCATATGGTAAATATACTAATGTGCGTGCTAAGATGCAAATGAGATATAAGAAAATAAACAAAAGGAGTGTTTATGAGCCAGAATCGAATTCTGATAGAAGGGGACAAGGTTCGTTGGACCGTAAATGACAAACATGTCATTGGATGGGGTTACGGGGATGATCCCAATGGCTTACTGGTTCTCAAGGATGAAGTCTATGAGATCCTGAGGGTGAGTGGAGAAGGTTGGACTACCTTCTATGAGTTCAAGGGCCTTGAGGGCGCGAAGTTCAACTCGGCTCTTTTCTCCGAGGTTTGAGGTATAAGAACATTAACCATGGGGACCCTAGGTGCCCCTTTTTTAGTTTATGGATTTCGTCTTATATAATCTTCGGTTAGTCGTTTGATGGCATGGCGCGAAAATCTAGGTGATTTGCCTGGTACAAAGTCTGGGTCTAGAACTACGTCTTTAAGCTCCTTATTATACCTTTTGTGGGCACGTACCTTGCGTATATCATCTATTCGGTGTGTATTGCTTGGTAATGTAGTTACTATATTATGTTCGTTTAAGACTACTGCAGGAGAAGCGTGGTGAAACTTTTCCTCAAAAGCCCTGCTACGAAGAGGGGAGGCCAGATAACGCCGTTCTGCGTTTTCATGGTGTGTGGTAATGGCACGTTGTACGCGCTGAACTTGGTGTGTTTTACCGAAAGCTTTTTGATCTTTATTTATATAAATAACATGTTCATTCGGCTTTGCTAGTTTAGTTGGAGGTAAAGCCTTACCCTCTAGCTTCTGAATAAGTTTTGTTCGGATATCTTTTGAAGTTCTTGGGTCAGATAATTGAGCAAATTGCTGGGCTAGTGGTGAATTTGTCCGTTTTATTAATGGTTTCACGAACCCCCTAGGGGCCTTGCGTCCTAGGGTCTTTGGGTTGAATTTTCGGATAGACCAAGCTTTGGCTACTTGTTCTAGTTGTTGTAGGGTAACTGCAAGTTTGTTCATGTTGAATTATAATAAAAAAAATTTTTAAATGCAAATACGGTATAAGAATGTATGGTAAACAAAGGAGAAGAAAGATGATGAATGCAATTTGGGTATGGGTAATGGGCTTCCTCTGGGTTATCAGTTCCTGCTTGAGCGCAGCACTAGTTGTTGCACTCAAGAGAAAAGAAGGCTCCTATCCGGCCGCTGTAGCGGCCATTGCAGCACTGTTCATGCTGGCAGTGCTCGGGATGGGAATAGTTGGGGGGCAGTAATGCCCCCTTTTTTTACTATACTGAATATCTGTATAGGTATTGATGTGGTCATAAAAAAAAAATAAAAAAAATAAAAAAATTTTGGAAAATTAATATGAAATGGTTATTGATTTTACTACTACTATTAAGTTGTAGTATGGATTACCCTGATTTCAAAAATGGTTATATAGTGCGTTGGCACGATGACTTTGAAAACATATCAGGTATGTGGTTACAATTACCTAAAGCTGTGGATCAAAAAAATACATGGATTGATTTCGCACTATATAAAGACTACTTACGTGTTGACTATGATGACCCATCTTCAAATATATTTAATCGTATCTCTTTCATTAATATTAAAATAGATAATACTAAACATACTATATTTCCATCAAAAAGTTATTGGGATAGCGATAATTATCTCACAGTTGGAGAATTCCCGCGTAATGAGCATCTAATGAATATATTAAAGTCATCAGATTCACTTCAATTTAGAATTTATGATACAAATCTTGGGTGGCATGAAGGGTGGTTGCCACTTAACCAGCCATTGTTAGAACAATTTATACAAGAGGAGAATAATCAATAAAGGGGCATGCCCCTTTTTTTTTAGGTTATGTAATCCTCGATCAAAGCCTTTTTACTATACTGAATTACTGTATAATTGTGGTTGAGTCAAAAAAATAAAAAATTTTCAAAAAAAATTTTAAAATCTGAATGCGGGGCGACGGAGGGTCCACATTTAGGTTCCCTCTCTCCCTTATGTGTGGGACGGTATCTCTAACCCTCTACGTCTCTCTGGTAATTATTTATTAGGTTTTAGGGGGGCCCCATTGACACTACCCCCCCCCTACCATACACCCACAGAGTCAAACCCATAGCTGACCAGCTGGTCTTTTGCCTATGGCACAAACGCGTAAGTCATCACACTTTTTTTATTTTTATGTGGTATAAGATTGTATAGAGGTGGAGAGTCATTGCCACACATTTTTAGATTGTAACCCACAACTGCCTAGCGGCCCTGGCCGATAACAGCACACTTTTTTTTAGTTTATGAAGGTTCAAGCATATCTTTTGCATGCTCTAACAACGTTTCTTTTACATATTCGACAAAAGATACCATTCTGTACGT